ATGCGCTTCCCGACCGACGCGACGCCCTTGCCGAGGCTATTGATCGTCGCAGTCGTGCGGGCGTTAACGGCCGTGATCCGGCGACCCATGCCGGCGACGGCCGACTCGGTCGCGCGGATCGCCGCGCCGAGGCTCGGGGCAACCTTGCCGCCGATATTTACGAAAACACTGAAGCCCTTAGCCATGACAGCCCCGGTTATTTACCCGCGCGCGCCTTATTGACCTCGGCGCGATAATCGCGGGCGTCGACAAGCCAGTCTTGAAGCTCGTCGACGTCCATTTCGAGAATATCGGCGTAGGAAATTGCCCCTCGCGTAAGGTCGAAAAGCGCCAGCGCAGCCCGTCGAAGGGTCTTAGCGTCGCTGACTAGCGCCCCTGAAAAGCCTTCAACTGCTCTTCGAGCGACTTCGCGTCGATTTCGTCCAATTCCTCGATCACGTTCGGGGCGACGTTGCAGAGGCGCGAGAGCAGAAACACGCCGCGCTCGGCGTCATTGCCGCGGAACTTCGAGGCCGCGATTCCATCCTTCGTCTTCGGGCGGCGCATCGTCAGCTTGTCATGCTTGACCCCGTCGGCCTCGACGGGAAACTGAAGAGGAACCTCGGCCTCGGGACGAAGATCGGCGTTATTGTCGGACATGAGCCCTCCCGCTCAGGATTGGGGATGATGAAGAGAAAGAGGCCGGGGCGAGCCCGGCCCCGGATCACAGGCCGATCGCGGCCCGGATGCTGGCAAGCTCGTCGACGCCGCCGATCACGCGGCGCATATTGTCGACGTCGACCTCGATCAGGTCTTCGCCGCCGATCGAGAGCTTGTAATAGCGAACGGACATTTCGACCTCATTGGTCGCCAAGTCGCCGGCTTTCCACGATCCCATGCCGTTCTTTTTGAAGCCGCCATGAAGATCGACGATGCACGCGATCGCCGGCTCGCCGTCACGCTGAAGCGCGCCGCGAAGCTGAATCCGAACGGCGTTGCCGTCGAGCTTGCCGAACGACTTCAGAATGTCGGGCACATACTCGGCGAAGGTCAGCTTCGCGCCGAGCGCTTCCATTCCGAGGTCGATTTCGGCGACGCCGTCCATACCGCCGCCGCGATGCTCTTCCGTCTTCACGGAAAGCTCGGGAAGCTCGGCCTCGGTCACGCGACCCGCGTAACCGATGCCGTTGACGAAGAGATTGAAATTTCGAAGAACGCGCGGGAGCATCTTGCTTCAACCCCTTACGAAAACAGGTTGCGGATATAGTCGGTCACGAGATGCGACCTGAAGGTCACGCGCTCGGCCGGATACGGCGGGGTGAAATCGTAAGAGAACGTCGCGTTCCCGTTCGAAATGTCCGCGGGCGTGTTGAACTCGGGATCGACCCAGCAATTACCGCCGAGCAGCGCGCCGCGGGTCTCAAGCTGGCGAAGATATGCCTTCACGCTCGAAGTCACGTCGTCGAAATACGTCCGCGTGATCGAGCGATCGACGGCCCAACGGTGAGCCTTCGCGATCGAGATATCGATCATGTCGGTCGTGCGCGAGACCGAGAGGAAGGCGAACTTCGGATCGCGCGAGGCCGTGCGGTTGCCCCACAGATACCAACCCTCGTCACGGATGAAGGTCGCGATTTCGTTCTCGTTCAGAACGTTCGCGCGGCTCGTCTTGTCGCCGAAGGCATAGTCGATCGGGCGCGCGAGACCGCCAACGCCGAAGACTTCCTTATTCGACGGAGACTCCCAAAAACCGAACTCGGCATCGGTCTTCGCGATCAGGCCGGCGACGCGAGCCGAGGCAGGCTCGACGACGTAAGTATCGGTCGCCACATTCCAGCCCGAGATTTTCGGGTCGACGATGAAGACGCGACGCGAGCCGAAATCGTTTCGGTAGGCGATTGCCGCCGAGTCCGTGGTCGAGGGGCCGTCGACGATGATATGAGCGCGCATGGCGTTCGCGATCGACAGCATTTCGCCGACAACCGGGTTCGTCGAAGCGCCAACGACCGCGGCGCCAAGGGTGGCGCCCGATCCGTCGCCGACGATCGCGACGCTCGGCGCGGCCGTGTAGCCATAGCCCGGCGAGTCGAGCGCGATCCCGGTGATCTTGCCGCCTTCGATCACGGCATGCCCGGTCGCCTGAACGAGGCCGCCGCCGCCCGAGAAGGTGACGGTCGCGGTCGTGTAGCCGGTGCCCTGAGCCGTCACGGGAACGCTCACGACGCCCTGCGGCCGAATGTGCGTGAAGCCGGGAGCGATCAGGATCATCGGCGCGACGCCGAGCAGCGATTCCGCCTTGCGGAAGGCGTGAACGCCCTCAAGCTCGCCGGTCACAGCGTCGACGCCGCCGATCAGATTGCCGAGTTGTTCGTTCTGCTGATCGTCATCCTCGACGCGAACCACGACGACGAGCGCGCCGATCTGATCGAAGATCGAGTCGAGAGCGACCGGGATCGTTCCGGTTGCGCCGAGACCCGCCATATCGGAACGGCGATTGACCAGAACGGGCACGTTCAGCGGGAAAGCCGCATCCTGAGCGCCGGGCGCCGTCCCGATTAGGCCAATGACGGCCGAGCGAACGGTTTGGATCGGTCGAGCGCCCTTATCGACCGTGATGGTCTCGACGCCGTGAAGAAAATCGGTAAGCGACATGCTTGCCCCCTGAAGGATTTACATGACGCTAACCGAGAGGGGTCGGCTTGGCGGGTCCGATCCGGTCGCCCCTAAATGACGATCAGCAAGCCCCAAAGAGCGCCGGTCATAACCTCGGCCGGGGCGATGCCGATGGTCGGCCAAAAGCGCCAGCCGAGCCAATAGCAGCCGACGAAGAGCGGAGCCGCGAGCGGGCCGACGGCGAGCCATCCGAGCGACCCGGTCGCGTATGCGATCGCAGCGAAGCCGGGCGCGAAGACTATCAAGTTTCGGATCGCGAAGGCGAGCCAGTCCCGACGTTCGCCGCCGAAATCTGAAGCGCTCTCGATCAGCCTCTCGAAGGCGCTAGCCGCCCTCCCGCTCAAGTCGCGGGGGATACGCCCGAGAGAAAACCAACGCCCATGCGGCGCCTGATAATAGGCGAGGAAGGCGAACGCCTTGGCAAGCGCGACGGCCGGGGTTCCGACAAGCAAGCCGAAGCCGAGGAAGACGAACCCGGTCAGATACAAGGCGCCCCGGCTCGACATGGAGTCAGGATCATTGAAGCGCTCACCGCGAATGACCCGGTTACAGGCCGCGCTCGCGGCGACGATCGCGACCTCGATCATTGAAAGGCGCTCGCGAAATAGGCGTCGACTTCGGCCGTCGTCGTGACGGTCCCGGCCTCGACTGAAGCGAGAACCGCGAACTCGATCCCGAAAGCCTGCCGAACGTGCTCACGGGCCGCAATCGCGAGGCTCGGAAAGTCGGCGTTCGCAATGGGGCGAGCAACCCCGTCGGCGAATTTCCAGAGGTCGCCGTCGATCCGGGCGTCGAGGGAAATCGCCTGAAGCTCGGCCAAATATTTTCCCTGCGACTCCCGATCGGTATGGATCGGGAAGCCTTGCCACACGGCGCCGCCGACTTCGAGCGCCCATCGTTTCCCGGCCGCGTATGCCTTCAGGTCGATCGCGGGCGGCACGAAGGAAATCTCGCCCCCTACGAGGCGATAGAACGGAAGGCGCTCGGGCGCGCTCATGTATCCGTCATAAACCTCGGGCGTGATTTCCCGATAATTGTCGGGCGTATTCTCAGGCTCGATATTCGAGGCTCCGAAGAGAACTCGGCCGTCATTTTGAATGGTCGCAAAAAATCGCATCAGACCGCCCACAAATACATAATGCCGTTGCTGCTCGTGTATGAAACGCCGCTCGCGTTTTGGAAGAAATGCGAAACCGCAACCGCCGACCCCGGAGTCGTCGAGATATTCAGGAAAACGCAAAAGCTCTCATAGTAACCATACACAGCCGAATCATAGACATAATTCGAGCTAACTCCGGTGCCGGTAATCAGACGATTGCAACACGTCACGACAGTTCCGGGTGATCCGGTGTTGTAATTCGATCCATAAAGCATCGCTAACGTTCGGCTCGAAGTAGCCGTTACGGTAGACGTCCCGCAATTTACCTCACCAGAGCTAGCGCCACCCCCGGTCCCAAGGCTCCCGATAAGCGCATGACTTCCAATGCCGAGGCTCTGAAGGATTTCGCTCGCGGTCGCCTTCTGAAGGACGGCCTTGCCAGCGGTGCCCGCGTCCGAGATATCGGCCGCGACGAGGGTCACGGCGCCGCTCTTACCAGCAACCGAAAGGACGCCCGAGGCCGGCAATTGCGACGAGTTGATCTTGCCGTCGGCTCCGAGCCCTGCAAAGCCGTTCGCGACGTTGCGAAGCGCTTCGGTGATGACATTGTTTCCCGAGACCTGAAGCCCGCTCGCCGTGAGCTTCATCCGCTCAGTGCCGCCGATCCACCACGAGAGGGAATTGCTCGTGCGGTCGAAAACGACATAGTCGCCGGCGTCGAAAAGGATCGTCGGCTTCCCGCCGCCCTGATCGTAAAGCTTGAAATTGACGTCGGAGAACTGAGCCCCGCTCGTGAAGAGAGGATTCGTAAGCGGTGCCTTCGCCGCGAGTGCGCCGGTAATCGTGGCCGCGAAATTCGGATCGTTGCCGAGCGCCGTCGCAAGCTCATTCAGCGTATCGAGCGCGCCCGGCGAACCGCTCACGAGGGCGTCGATCGCAGCCTTGACGAAAGCCGTCGTCGCGATTTGCGTCGAGTTGGTCGCGGCCGTGGCAGTCGGAGCGGTCGGCGTACCGGTCAAGCCCGGTGACGCAAGCGACGCGGCGCCGAGGGTCGAGCGAGCTTCGGCGGCGTTGCCGTCATTGAGCAGGCCGAGGGTGAAGGCCGTCGTCGACGACTTGTCGAGCTTCGAGTCGAGCGCATCCTGAAGGCCAGTGATCCGCGAAATCGCGAACGACATGGCGTTGATTTCAGTCTTCGTAAAATATCGCGACTGCGCGGTCGCGTCGTCGAGCTTCAGGTCGAGCGCTTCCGGCAAGCCGCCGATATCAGCGACCACGGGATCGATATCGCCGATCTTACCGGCCCAAGTCGTGACGCCGCCCGGCTCGCCCTTCAGGTCGACGAAACCGCCCCACTCCCCCGACGGAAGGCGGAAGCGAACGCTCGTCGAAATCCATTCATGCTCGGGAAGAGGCCCCGTGTCGCCCTCGTCGCCCTTGATATCGGAGAGCGGCAAGAGGTTACGCCAAGCGGTTCCGGCTTCCGAAGGGAGCTTCCATTGAACCCAGCCCGCCGCGCGCCGAAGCTCGGGAGCTTCGCCGATCAAGTCAGCGAGCGGGACAAGGTTCTTCCACGTCGGGTCTTCGCCGGTCGGCTCGCGCCACTGAATCCAGTCGGCGACGCGCCGAAGCTCGGGCGTGTCGCCGCGCATGCCGGGCGGGCCTTGCTCGGTCAGAGTGAAGGTCTCGGGATCGGGCTCTTCGACGGCGAAGGTCTCGGGGCCGACCTCGACGAGATAGATTTCGTCGATCATCGGGTCGCCCCCTCGGAAATGGTGACGGTCCCGGCGAGCCAGCGCCGATCGTTCGTGCCGCGGCTCCAAACGTTGTCGTAAACGAAGACCCCCGACGGCAGTTGGCGCAAGATCGACTTGTCGACGATGATCGACCAGACCGAAAGAACGCCGCCAGCGTCGCCCGGATGAGCCGAGAACACGAGACGGCCGTTCGTCTGATTCAACTCGATAATGATTTCCGAGGATTCCTCGGTCGGCCGAACTTGCATTCGCATGGTCGAGCCGGCGAGGTCATAGAACGAAGAGTCGGGCTTCTGCAGTCGGCCCGAGAAACCCCAATCCTCATTCTTGAAGACGTCGAAATTCTTCGTTGCGGCGGGCATAGAACGGCCTCGACAAGGTTCAGGGGGTCAAGGGCTCAGGCCGACACGGTCGGCCACTGAGCGCCCGCCATGGCCGCCATAACGGCCGCCTCGGTCGCGGCCTGATCGACCGCATTTTTTGCCGTCAAACGCGCGGCATTGATTGCGGCGTTCGCGGCGTTCCAAGCGGCCGACATTTGCGCGACGACCTCGGCGACTTCGAGCAGCGTCGGCGCCACGATCCCGACGAGCGCCGAGAGATAGGGCGTCGGAGTCTCGGTATCGGGAACAGCGAGCAGAAGCTTCGCCTCGGCCTCTTGCGCGAGATAAGTCGCGACCTGACCCTCGCCGGGCGTGATGACCGACTGTCGAAGGCGCTCGGCCTGAGCGTCGATCGTGGTCTTCGCTTTCGCCTTCAGCGCCGCCAGCTTGTCGGCCGCCGTCTCGATGCGCCACGAGTCGCCGTCGCGCACGAGCGCGGCGTTCCAAGCGCAAGTGACTTCAGGCCACGCCGCACTCACGCGCTCGACGCGCTTTTTCCCAAAGTCGTCGACGAAGAACTTCGAGAACTCGGAAAGATGCTTGATCCGCCCCGCGTGATGACGAAGCTCGTCGATCGGCTTCCCGCGAAGAGCGACCGGAACCGAGACGCCTTCAGATGCATCGCCGCTGATCGTGGCGGCGACGATATCATGTTGAACGATAGCTTTCATTTCGAGCCCCTTTAGGCGCGCCATTCAATGTTGGCGCTCGGTCGAGACGTATAAGTTCCGGTCTCATGCGGCCAAGACCACAGATAAACGACCGAAGAATATCGACCGAGAGAACCAGAATATTGCGGGAGGATGTAGTAATCGGAATCGTAACTACCGCCCGGCGCGCCCTGCCCTGCGATCATTGCCGACGGATTGCGCGCCCAATTCAACGTTACGGGGAACGTGAATTGCACGGTGTAAACGTTAGTCTTGTCGCTCGAAAAATTCGACCTCGCTTCGAGCTTGTGCATATTTTTTAGCGCCGTGATGGTCGGCACGTTGCCGGCGCTCGTCACCACGCGCGCCAAGATCATCCGGTCATAGGTCGAGTCGAACTCCGAGCTATGATCGGCATTGCCTCCCGAATAGGTATTGTCGGCGAGGTCTTCGAGCACGAGACGGCCGTTCGGATACGACGCGAGCGGCGTCGCCTTGCCGGTGCCCGGCGCATACCATTGCAGATGATAGGTCTTATTCGCGACCGTCGCGAAGGTTCGGTTCGCTTCCGTGAAGTCGGTCGCCTTGATCTTCCGCACGAGGCGCCAAAGCCATTCGACCGTCGGGCTTAGCAAGATCGAGCCGGTCGAGGATGCGAACGCCGCGATCCCGAGGTTCGTCGTGATTTCAGGGAAGAACGGCAGGCCGTCGAGCGCTTTCAACAGGCCAGCCCGGAGCGACTTCGCCGTGATGGCGCGTTGCCCGTCGGTGCCCGCCTCTGCCTCGGCGTCGGTCGCAAGCTCGATCAGGCCGAGGGCGTTGTCGAGCGCTCGGGCGCTGATCCATCCGCCCGAAGTGCGACGAAGCCAGCGCGAGTCATGATCCTCGGCGACGCCGAAGTTCACGACCAAATGACCGACCGGGACGTCGGCGGCCGACCAGAGCGAGCCGTTCCATTGCGCTAGCTTGCCAGACAGTCCGGCCCAAGCCCCGGTCGGGCCAACGCCGACGATATAGGTATCGCCAGCGGCCGGGCTCGCCGGGGGTGCCGTCAGCGTGGCATTGACGCACATGAAGGGCGCGCGAAGGAACTGACCGACATTGATTTGAGTCAGGGCGTTGACGGTCACGACCACCTGAGCGGTCGTGTCGACGACGACGACGAACTCGACGACGATATCGGAGACCGCGCCTTCGTTTGCCGTCGGCTTGTAGGTCTCGGGATAGCTCGCGAGCGCGAAGAGCCGCCCGTCGTCGGTATAGAGACCGACTTCGCGAACCGAGAAGGGGCCGGCGCCGACCGGAATCGTCGCTTGCACGATAACCTGATTGGGAGTGACCGGGTCTCGGCCCGCCGAGTCGACGTTCGCGCGCCAGACCTCATGCACGAGGCCGGTCGCGGTCTCGACCGGATTGATCGGCTGGCCGTTGCCGTCGCCGACCGCAAGATGCGAAATCACGATCGAGGCGCCGCCCGCCATCGCGGCGGCAATCTTCGCCTGACCTTCGAGGGTCACGAGACTGATATACTGCGGCATTCCTCGACCTCGTTAGGTGTAGAACCGCGAGCGGATTCGCGTGCGCGTTGCCGCGCCAACGAAGACGCCCGAACGTTGGGGCTTAATGTCGGTGACGGGAGCGATCAGAAGGGCGATTTTGACCTTCGACCGGGTTGCCGCACCAACGAACAATTTCGACGGCTGAGCCGGGCGCGTGACGCGAACCGTCTCAAGATGCGACCGGACGTTTTTCGCCTCGATCGCCGCCTTGTAGAGAACCGTAACGTCGGCCTTCGTCCAAGGCTGATCGGATAGCCTGACCGAGAGTCGGAAGGTGTAGGGAGCGCCGCCGTATTGGAACCACTCTTCAACCCGGATACCGAAGCCGAAGGCTCCGATCGCGGTCGTCAGCGCCGCGCGCGTGCCCTTCAGGCGATGCACGGCAGGGGCCGCTTTGATGACCGCCCGCTTCGTCGCTTCCGGCCATTCGGGCTTCCACACGTCGACCGAATAGGTCAGCGCCAGAATATGAAGGTGCGTCGTCGGGCAACGGTCGGGATGCCAAAGCGTGTCGAAAGTCACGGGCACGTCGAGAACGGTCGACGCGATCTTTTCGAGCGCCCTTTCGAGGGGCGTTGCGTTGTTCGGGAGGATTCGCGCCTCGCTCACGGCAACTCTTCCGAGAGCACAGTGAAGCCCGAGCAGAACGGCGCTTGCGATCCGTCGGCCTGAATATCAGCAAGCGGGGCGCTCAGAACGACTTGCTCGACGCCCTCGACGGTCAGCGCCGCTAGAAGTCCCGAGATTGACACGATCGCGCCGATCCGATGGCGCTCGGCGACATAGAGAGCAAGCCGTTCCTTCGCCGCGGCGACGATAACCGAATGGTCGGGGCCGGGCGCGATCTTCAGCGTCGCCTCGATCGAATAGGTCAGGATCGCGGCCGACTCGACGAGAACCTGATCGGTCAGAGGCCGGCGCTCGTCTGCGTTGAGATAAGCGATAACCGCCGCGATCATGCTCGGGCTCGGGGCGCCGTTGGCGTCTTTCGAGAGCACGACGACCTTGACCTGACCGGGCTCGACCTGACCGGACTCCGGCCCGAGCACGTTGACGCCCTTCACGCGAGGGTGCGCGGAAAGCGCATGAAACGTATAGGCGCCATAAGGCCCGGCCGTGCTCAGCGCTTCCCATGACAGCATTGCGCGCTCTTTCAGAGCGTCGTCGTCTTCGCCCTCAAGGCGGCTCGTGCCGTAAAGGTTATATGCCAGAACTTCGAGCGTCGTTCCCGTCGAGTAGGGAAGCATAAGCGCTTTCGCCTTGTCGTTCTCTTCGGCGACCTTCGTCATGTAGAAATAAGCGAAGGTTTCGAGCAGAGCGACGAGCGGATCGCCCTCGATCGGCGCGTTTAGGATTGCGGTGATGCTGGCGCGAAGAGCATCGTCGGCGATGAAGGTCGGGAGCTTCGTCTTGAAATCGGCAAGCGTCGCCTCGAAGTCGACGCGAGCGAGCACGTCGGGAAACGGCAGGCGATCAATCCTGATCGGCGAGAAGCGCGCCACGACATGCACCTAAGAGAGAGGCCGAAGGGCCGAAGCGCCCTTCTCTGAGCCTCGATCTTAGGGGCCGCCCGAGCCCCCTACGCGCCGATTAAAGTCGCCTGCCGCCGTCGCTCAGCACGACGCGCCCGCGGGCGTCTCTGACCTCCGAGAGGTCGCCTAGATGACCGCGAGGATAGAAGAGCCCGGCAATCTCGAAGACCGGGTTCCCGGCCGAGAGGTTCGAATCCTCGACGAGTGCCATACGGGCGAGCCTGAAGCGCGGCTCGTCGCGGATCGCGTCGGCGATCGCAGCATAGAAGTCGATCAGCGTGAGGGCCGAAATCGCACGATCGACGAGCCGAGGGGCGTCGCCCCCGAATTGCCGGCGCATTACGCGCGTTCCCCTTCGGGTCGTGAAGCTCACTTCGAGCGACTGAAGAACCTCGTCGAAGCCGTCGACGATGCCGCCCGTATATCGATTCAGCGTTGCCATACCGAAGCCCTAGCTCGGGAGAGTCCACCACGAGCGACCCGTCGACAGGTGCCCGCAACTTGCCGCGTTGCCTTCACGGCACACGGGAGCGCCGTCGATCGTCATCCAGTCGGATGCTTCCGCCATCACGGGCGCCGTATGCGGAAAAACCGGGGGCGCATGCGGCGTAACGGGATCGCCGAGCAACACGACGAATTGCCCTTCGACCTGAAACCACGACTGCCCGCCCGCCAACTGAGCGCCCCCGGCCGAGTCGAGAGCCTTTACGGCGACCCCGACGCTCACGCCTTCACGCCCTTGAAGGAACCGGCCTTTATGGTCACGACGCCGCCCTTCAATTCGATTTCGCAGCCGCCGCCCTTAATGACGACCGTCCCGCCTGAAGTCGCGTCGAAGAGCATGGCGCCCGAGTTGCGGTCATAGGAGACCTCGGCGCCATTCTTGAAGCTCTTGCGCCAAACGCCCGCCTTGTTCCCGTTCGCCTTCTCGTCGCCGCCCTCGGTATAGGTTCCCGCGGGCATGATCGTTGCCGTCGAAAGCTCGCCGCCCTCGGCGAGCAAAACGACTTTCTCGCCCTTTTCGAGGGGGTGCCAGTCGCGATCGCCCTTCGCCCGGCCCCCATTCATCGGGAGCCAATCGGTCACGATCCAGTCGTTCTCGTCGCTCCGGTTGCCGATGCCGACACGAACGCGCGCCTTCTCGTAATCGACCTCTTCGACGACGCCGCGCTTCACGAGGTCTTGCGTTCGCCGATCGAGGTCCGTCGTCTCGGGATCGCCGACGCCGCCCGTTCTGACATTGTCGCGGGAGAACTTCACGGGTTGCCGAGCCCCCTATCGTTCTCGATCAGCGGCTCGGGCTCATACCCGTTGATGATCGTCCAAACCGAATCCGGCCGCGTCCCTTCGGGCCTCGGGCGCCATTTCGCGCGATATGTCACAAGCCAGAGCAAGCCGATCGCGCCGATCGGAAAGCGAACGTGCTCGGTCACGATATCAATATCGGACTCGATCAGGCGAACGCGTGCGCTCTCGAAGCCGGGAACGTCCCAATCGTCGAGTGCGGCTTCCATCTGCTCGGCGAGATCGTCAAGCCGATCGTCGACCGTCTCGCCGCCCCTCACGATCGCCTCGGTCACAAGGCGAAGCTCGCGCTCGGTGTAGGTGTCTTCACCCTCGATCCCGAAACCCTTTTGCGGGTCGATCTTCTCTTCGCGAGCATAGATCAGGATAGCCGGAAGCTCGTCGGCGTCGTCGCCGATCGGCGCGATCCTCGAATTGTAAACGCGCTCGGCGGCGCCAGTCGCCGCGGCGATCAAGCGCGCCCTGAACGCCTCGCGGATGACTCGCCGGGGGTGCATCACTCGTCTTCCATCAGCACGAGCACGGTCATTCCCGTTCCGTCGGGTTGCCGCTCATGAACGCGATACGTCTTGCCGTTGACGGCAAGCTTCGAGCCCTTCTTTCCCCCGTCGGGAAGATCGGAGAGCCGGCAAGAAAACTTCGGGCCGCTCGACGTGAACTTCGCGCCCATCTGCTGAGCGTATTCAGGCCCGCCCATGAAACGATTTGGATCGAAGCTCGCGTGTTCGTCGTCGAAGATGCCCGCGATCGGAGCCCCGGCGACGCCCGTCGATTTGGGTGTGTAAATAGCCTCGACCCCGAAAAGCTCGGGGTCGAGGAAAGCAAGCCGGTCCTCGTCGGACTCGACCGACATGATTAGACGGTCTCGCGCAGAGCGAGAGCGGCGTCGATTTCGACCTCGTCGGGCTTGAACCCGAGCACGGCCGCGAGCGGGTCGATCTTCGGCTTGCCGGCGCGAGCGCCGGTCTTCACGAAGTCGGCCTCGGCGTCGAGAAGGTCGAGAGCGGCCTTGATCGCCTCGACGCGGTTCTCGCCGCCGCCCTGATCGTCATCGCCGTCATTGTCGCCGGAACCGTCAGCGCCGTCGGGAAGGCCGGGAGGAGTCTCGCCCGACGGCGCTCCCTCGCCCTCGTTGCCGAGAGAGAGGATATCAAAAAGCTCGCCCTCGCGGGGCTCGCGGATGAAGGGGCGAAGGCCCGCCGCATCGTCGTCACTCAGGGTGACGGGGTGCCCCGGCGAGGAATAACCCTCGCCGGTCTTGATCGTCACGAGCGCGATATAGACGCCCATCAGAGCACCTTGGCGCCGAACGTGCCGTTCGGACGATACGGGACGATCAGCGGAGCCGACTGCCCGAGAACGTAGCGAACCGACGGGTTCTCGTTCTCCCACGACTTCACGAAAAACTGCCGCGGCTGAATGCCGGCCTTCAGGTCACGAACGGCGCCGAAGTGACGAACGCCCTCGATCCCCTTCGCGACCATGACGACCTCGCCGTCGGGAAGAACTTTCTTCGTCGAGTTGTCTTCCGGGTCGATATACTGATCGGAGTGAACCCACAGGCGATAGTCGCCGAAGATCGCGACGAGACGCACGCCCGGCTGAAAGAGCGTCGGGCCGAGCGCGGCGCGGGCTTCCGTGAGGGTCGAAACGGTCGTGTCGAGGTTCAGACGAATATTCTTCGCGACCGCATCGGTATCCGGGCCGTCCATCTTGTCGCGAATGGTCTTCCACACGTCGGAAGCCATGACGACGTCGGTCACGACGAGGCTCGAAATATCGAAAACGCGCTGACCCCACGTCTCGATATCGGTCAGCGGATTGACCGAAGCGTCGGACCACTTCGCCGAGCCGGCGAGAACGACCCGAAGATCGGAATGGCGCGCGAAGTCGACCAGCTTCTCGGGATAGTTCTCGCCCTTCAGGACGAGCTTGCCGGTGCGAACGACCTCGGCCGCCATCACTTCGAGGCGCCGAGTCCACATTTCAAGCTGCTCGTTCAGAGCATAGGCGACCGACGCCGCGAGGCGCTGATCGGGGGTGAGCTGGCCGCCGATCTTCTCGCCAGCCTTGCGCTTGAACTGCTTGTTCGGATCGAACTCGCGAAGGTCCTTCAGATAGGCCGGGCTGAGCGAGTTGGTCTCGTAACCGGCCTCGCGAACGACCTTGCCGGCGACGATCGGCGACACGAGCGGAGTGATCAGGCGCCGACCCTTGACGGTGTCGAACATGATCGTCTCGGTGTCCGAGGTCTCGACGTCCGTGAAGAACGCATTCAGGAAGAATGCGGGATTCAGCGGAAGCTCTTCGACGACCCGGTTCAGGGCCGTGGTGGAAAACAGGTCCATTGTGACGAGAGCCCCCTTAGCCCTGAGTCTTGGAGAGGAAAATACCGAGCTTGCGAAGCTCACGATCCGCCGAAGCGAACGTGTGCCCGGTGCCGAAGGTCACGGCGTCGACGTCGAACTCGCCCGCGATGAAGATCACGGCCTCGACGTCGGCCGAGGTCGCGTCGACGTCTTCGGCGAGGATCGAGTCGACCGCCTGAGAACCGTCGCTCGCGGCCGACAAGCTCTTGATGAGCTTGCGATCGGCCGTGACCTGACCGAGCAGCGTCCCGCGCGCCAGAACGCCCGCACCGCTCTTGATCGTCGCCTTACGGGCGCGATAAGGGCCGATGACGAGACGATCCGGCGTGAAGACGCCCTCGCTCTGAAAATGTGCCATCGTTGACTCCTGTTACTCGCCCGTAGCGAGCCTGAAAGACCCGAGAATTGCCTTGACGGCGGCGTCGTCGGCGGTTGCAGCTTCCTTGCCGGTCGAGGGCTTGACGTCCGCGTTCGCGTTCGTGTCCTCGGCGATGTTGGAAGCATGCAGCGCGACCGCCGCCTTCTTCGAGGCTTCGATAAGAGCCGTGAAACCGGCGACCGACGAGCCAGTTTTGATCGCCTCATCGCGCACGCCCTCGAAGCCGGTCGGGGTGGCGGCGAAGATGGCCGAGACGCGCTCGCGATCGGCGGAGACGGCGGCAGAGATAGCCGCTTCCTGATCGGCCTTTGCCTTCGCAGCGGCCTCGGCGGCTTCCTGATCGGCCTTCGCCTGAGCTTCGGCCTTCGCGTCGGCCTCGGCCTTCGCCTGAGCCTCGGCCGCGGCGGCTTCGGCCGCCAGTTCTTCCGCAGTCTTTTTCATGAGATTCACCCTTGGGAAAAACCGCTCGACCGGAGCGGATCGGTTTCGCGAGCGAGGCCCGCTAGGACGGACTCGAAAGAGCCGATATCGTCGGCCATTCCCGCCTTGACGGCCGCTTGGCCGATCAGGACGTCGCCGCCGCCGAAGTGCTTCAGGACATACGCCCGCGTTGCATCGCGGTTGGCCGCGACCGTGCCGACGAAGATTTCCGCGAGAGCGTCGACCCGAGCTTGAATGCGAGCGCGGCCGTCTTCCTTCGCCGGGTCGGCGACCTTGTTCGGCGAGACCGACGACACGAACTCGTGCGTCCTGATGCCTCGCGCTTCCTTCACGGCGCGCGCGTCTTCGATCGTGGCGATCACGCCGATTGAGCCGACTGCAGCGCTCGGGCCGAGCACGATCTTTCCAGCCGCCGAGGCGATCCAATAGGCCGCGGAAGCTCCAACGTCGGCGACATAGGCAACGATCGGCTTGACGTCGCGACCGGCCTTGACGGCGCTCGCAAGCTCGACCACGCCCGCGACCTGACCGCCCGGCGAGTCAATGTTGAGCAAGATCGCGCGAACGTTGTCGTCGTCGAGAGCGACCTGAAGATCGCGGCGCAAGCCCTGATAGGACGTTGCCCCGCAAAACTCGGTCATCAGGTTCGCTTTCTTGAAAAGCGGGCCTTCGACGTTCAGGATCGCGACGCCGTCGCGCACGCTGGCGCGCTCGGCCTTTTCGAGTGCCTTCGCGCGATAGGCTTCGAGAGCTTGCGGCGAAATATCGTTCTCGCGCGATGCAATCTTGAGCATGACGTCGAGCGCCGACTCCTCGATCGCCCACTCGGCGGTAAGCGCCGCGTCAAGGATTCGCATTGGTCTTCCCCTTGCTCGGCGCGGGCTTGCCGTCGTCGCCGCTCTCGTCGGGCATGTCGGCCGGGTCGGGGGTTCCCCCGGCGCCGGTCAGAATGGCGGGTTCAAGACCGGCTTCGACGCGGGCTTTGTGCTCTTTCGCGCGCTGCTCAGTCGTGGTCTTCCAGTCGCGCCCGGTCCTTTCGAGCGAAACGTCTTCGAGCGTCTTCGCGCCGAGGCTCACGGCTTCGGCCTCGGCCTTCCATTCCTTCAGAGGATCGAGAACGAGGCGGGTCGGCGGAATCCACTGCGAGCCAAGCCAAGCGGCGCGCTTCACGGGGCTCTCGAAGAACCCCGGCGCCTCGATCAGGCCGGCGCTGATCGCGTCGATCAGAAACCACTCGTAAACGGGCTGGCAGAGCGTCGAGACGAGCCAAGCGCGGCGCTCTTTGAAGAACTGCCCCGCCATTTCGAGGGCCGCACGGCTCGCCGAATAGCTCGCCGTGAAGTGCATAATCAGAAGCTCATAGGGAATGCTGAGCGCGACGCCGATTTGACGCACGACGGCCGAGAAGAATGCGTCGAAATTGCTATTCGCTCGGCCGGGATTGGCCGTGACGACTTCCTCGTCGGTGTCGATATTCACGACAGCGCCCGGCCCCATCGTGATTTCGTCGGCCGTCATGCCGGGAAGCGGCGGGGTCGCGCCTGCAAGACCGTCATCGCCCTTGGTCTTCAGAAAGACCGTAAAGAACGACGAGACGACCGCGGCCATAAGCTCGGCCTCGGAATAGCGATCGAGTTGCTTCAGAATCTCGATGACAGGCGCAAGCTCGGGAACGCCGCGCGTCTGCCCCGGTCGACGGCGCCGGAAGACGTGAAGCGCCATGCGCTCGCCCGAAGCCGTGCCGAACGCCCGAACCTCACGGAAGGAATCGATCGCGCTGATGACGTAGTCGCCGGGGTGATCCTGAGCGACGAAATACGAGACCGGCGCGCCATCCTCGTCGATCCGAACGCCCGAGCGAACGGTCTCGTCATTCTGAAGAGCCGTCGGCGTCGCGATGCGATCCGCCTCGATCACGCTCAGCGCGAGCGGAACGATTCCGGGGCGTTTCGCCTTCCGGCGCAAAACAAGCGAGTCGCCGCTCTCGAAGACCGTCTCGAAAACGAGCCCCTGAAGCTCATAGAAGTTCTGAGTGAGCGTGATATCGGAAGCGGCCGAAGACGCCCAAATATCGAAAAGCTCTTCGGCCTTGCGCTCCCAAACCTCGGCTTGCTCGACGCTGAGACCGAGGATTTCGCGATAAATCTCGGCGCGAAGGCGCAAGCCGGTCCCGACCGTGTTGCTCTTCGAGGTCGCGAGGGCGCCAGTCGCGATCGGCGTATTCCGCACGAGGTCGCGCGAACGCGAGCGCAGAGCCGGCAAGTCGCCGAGCGAATCCGAGTCGGCCGACCCGCCGCGGGGGTTGAAAGCCTTCAGCGCCGCCCGGTTGGAGCGGGCGCCGGCATACTGACCAGCGACATGAAACGCGAGCTTCGCGCTATACCGACGCGCGGCATAGTTCGGAGCGACCCCGGCGAGAAAGCGGTCGAAAAGCGAGGGGGCGAGCGCCTTCATAGAGGAATGATCCTCTGAACGCGGATGCCGCCACGCTTGGCGCGCGCGGCCTCGCGCTGAAGGGTTTGGCGGCGCTCTTCGAGCGTCTTGAGGTCGGCGCGCCACAACTCACGATCTTTGATCGTGAAGCGCTGACCGCGTGACTCGACGGCCGAGATTGCGGCCTCGGTCTCTGCTAGCTGCTCTTCGACGCTCTTTGCCATGCCCCGACGCTAGTCGAGGCCGCGAAGGTCAATCAGGCTGATCCGGTCGCCTGAAAATGGAAACGGGCGCCTAAGCGCCCGCCCCTTCTAATACCTTCCGACGGCGCTTCGGCGCCGGGGGCGGCCCGCTCGCGGCGAACTCGCCGGTCTCGGGATCGATGCGACGGCGACCGCGGGCCTTGAATATCTCGACGTCGTCGGGCGGAACGGCGCCCTTCAGATAGAGCCCGATCAATATCTCGATCGGTCCCGAAACCTTCGACTTGCCGCGTTCCATGTTGAGAACGTGATCGTTCCCGTTCGTCGGTGACAGGCCGAGGGACCGCGCAAGCTCAATCGGCGTAAGGTCGCGGCCGATCCCCCAAAGCTCGCCGAGCCGTTCGCGCGCGGCGCGAACTTCCTCCGGTTGCATCATCGTCAAAACTCCGATTCCTTCTCGGGTCATCTTGAGCCCGACCGTTGCAATGTCAATAACTGATCCGATTTAATCGGCCGTTAAACCTGAACGCCCCGAGACCTCATTCGGCGCCGGGGCGCGCCGACGGCGGCCGGATCACGCTGCTCGACTTGACTGCGGTCGGCGGGCGGGCGGGCATCTTTCGGCGCCCCCATGCGACTCGCCTCGGCGACTTGCCTGAGCGCGAGCAGGCGCCGAGCCATATCGATTCCGAGGCTCAGGCGCGCGGCAATATTGTAAACGCGCACGTCGAGAGGTTCGTTTCGAACGTGAACCTTGACCCATTCCTTCGTGATGAAACCGAGCCGGTTCGTCTTGAGAACGGCCTTCTCAGCGGTCAGGCCGTCGAAGTGAGCCCGGTCGTAAAGGTGCTCATTCTGCTCGGCCGAGCGCCGCGGGAAATGGCAGTAACCCGGCCCCGGTTCTTTAATCGCAAGGCGCTTGTAGTGAAGGTCTTTGCCTTGATCGACGCCGAGAATGGCGACGTCGATTTTTTTCGCCGCGTTCTTCGTCAGCTTCGCCGGCCAAATCGGCTTATTTGCGCCGGCTCGGCCCATGATCGGGAAGACGTGGCGGCGCTTGCGAGGCCGACAGAAGTCATAGACCTGTTGCGTGAAGTGACCGCCCGCGTCGATACACGTCGCCTCGACGCGAAGGTCGATCCCGCTCGGATGCTTGAAGACACGCCCGATCGCGTGGTCGACCCGCTCCCAAAAGGCCGGGGTCGAGGGGTCGCCGTAAACGCGGGCATAGTCGAGGGACCACGACTCGTCGTCAGCGCCCCAGCCGAGCCATTCGGCCTCCCAACGATCATCCTGAATATCGACCGCCAGCGTCACGGCGCCGACGCCAAACGGCACGGGCTCGACGCCATAGGGCTCGACCCGGTCGACCAGCGAGCCGGCGTCGGCGCGCTCGCCGCGCTCTTCCCAAGTCTCAGCAAGGCGCGTGTTGACCCACGTCTTCAGGCGCTCGGGGAACTTTTTCACAAGCTCGAAGTCGCGAGCCATTTCGCCGAGCGGCCGCCACGGCGACGCGATCCGGTTCAGATGAAAACCGGCATGTCCCTTGACCTCGGGCCGGGTCGCGATCCAACGGCCGCGAGCGATGGCTTCAAGCCGTTCGGACTCGCTGAAGGCATGATCGCAAAGCTCGCCGGTTTCGCCGTCGACGGCCTCGCAATGATAAAGCGCTTCGAGCGGCTTTCCTTCCGGCCATTTGACTTGCGACCAGCGGAAGAACTGCTCGTGACCGCAAGCCGGGCACGGCACGAAATACCGCCGCTGATCCGACTCCTCGTAAGCGGCCTCGATACGACTGACGCCCTTGATCGTCGGCGTCGAGAAGAGCGCGATCTTCCGGTTCCAAAAGGTCGTGGTGCGCTCGATCGCAAGCGAGACCGGATCGCCCTCTTTGCCCGCCGACGCCTCATAGCGATCGACCTCGTCGCACAAGAGAACGCGGATCGGGCGCGAGGCGAGCGAGGCCGGCGAGTTGGCGCCCGCGAGCGTGATATGACCGCCCGCGTATTTCTTATGAAGAATGGTGTCTTCGGAGTCGCGGGAATGAACGCCGATCTTGCTCGCTATCGCGGGCGTGTCTCGGATCATCGTCGCGAGACGGTCCTTCGAGAACGCCTCGGCCATCTGCAACGTCGGTTGCAAGATGAGCATCGGGCACGGATCGAGGTCGACGTGAAAGCCCGCAATATTGAGCAGCGCTTCCGACTTGAAAGTCTGAGCCGCGACCATGCACGAAATCATTTCGACTTCGGGGTCGCTGAAGGCGTCCATAACGCCGCGCGCCGGCTCGACCCGGCTCGTGTTCCATTTGCCGGGCTCGCTCGACGCTTCCGACGACAGAACGCGCCGATCGTCGGCCCATTCCGAGACCGTGAAGTCGGGCGGGGGCGAGAACGACTGCGCGATAAGCTCGCGAACCTGAGACCGTAAAAGGGCCTCGTGCTCTTCGTTGAAGAGGTCGAGAACTTCGAGCGCGATCGGGTCGACGTGGATGGTCACGAGAGGCCCCATCCGTGAAAGCCGCTCATGGCGAAAACGCGCTCGTCGCCCTTATCCAGGTCGATCGCGACGAGCAGCCATTGCGGCTCGGTATGCCATTTATTCGAGCCCCAAAGCATGCGGATCGGCTGAATCCGGCGCGTCGACCGTTCGCCCTTCCAATTCGTATAGTCGACCGTCACGACCCGCTCGGCCCGATATGCTCGGGCCGCCCATCCGGTCAGGTTGTCAGGCATTGCCGCCGCCATAGCTCTTGATTTCAGTCAGGGCGTCGCGAACGAGGTCGTCGACCTTGGCGACAAGCCGTTTCGCCTTCTCGGGGGTCGCCGCGCAGACCTGAGCCTCGGGCCGAAGCTTCGTCGGGATCGCCAGCAAGCGAGCGCGAGCGTTGGCGATTTCATCCGAGACGACCTTCGCGATCATCGCGATCGGGGCGACCTGTTCTTTCGCCGTGACGAAGGCTAGCTCGGCCTTCAGGGCGTCAGCGACGGCCTTCCGACGATCGGCCTCTTCCTTGCTGATCTTCTCGGGATCGGCGTCGGGATCGGGAGCGCGGGGCGCGCGCCCTGAGCGCTTATCACGGCCGAGCAACCAACGATGCACGGCCTCGGAGTCGAAGACATACGCCTTCCCCTTGCCGCCCTCGGATTGGACCGGGCAACCTTCCTCGACCCACGATCGAACCGTCGGCAGGGAATAGCCGAAGAACGTCGCGACCTCGTTTTGCGAGAGCGGGCGCCCCATCAGAGGCGCCACGCGAGCACGAGAGCGGGGCCGGCGAGCAGATAGGGGCCGTCGGCTCCCCTACCCTGCCGCCACGGCGCGAGGCGGATCGCATAGCCGCGATGAAGCAAGCCGTTGCCCCATACGGTCACGGGCTCGGTAATCTCGCCGCCCGGCCATGCATGGGCGATCGAGACGGACAACGGGCCGAGGATGAAGCCCCGGTTTCGCGAGATAGCCATGTCACGCGCTCCAAGCGCAAATAAGCGCGAGCGCCAGAAAGGCGCCGGCAAGGCGACGCGCGAAGCGTTGCCGGGAGGGGTGATATTCCTCGCCCGCAACCTCGAAGCCGGCAGCGCTCACGAAAGCGAGAAGGGCGGAAGCGACGTAAAGCATCAGGCGCCCCCGCCAACTTCGGCCCGATAGAGCGCGTCGGCCCATTCGAGAACCTGAACGGGATCAGGCCGGGCGCCGTTGCAGATTTTCGCCGAGATTTCGATCGCAAGCCGTTCTTGCTCGACGGAATCCGCCGTAAATTGAGCAGCAAGGGGCGAAATCACGCGGAAATCGGTTTCGAGCGCGAGGCGCAAGAGCCAATAGAGATTCGGGACGCATTTCAGCGGCGAATCCGGCTTCAGGACGGTCGCAACCGGGAAGATCAGGATCGACTCGCCGACGTCGGTCATCGCCGGCAGGGTCGGAAGCTCGTCGACCGCGGTCTTGTAGAAGTGAACGACCGAGTTTTGACCGCCGATCGAGACGAAATGGCTCCAATCGCGCGGCTTATGGTCGCCGGTCTCTTCGGACCACTCGCGCGCCATGCACGCGGCGGGCGTCTCGCCGGGCTCAAGCTTCCCGCCGATGCCGTTCAGGCGCCCGCGTTGCCAGTCGGGTTTGTTCTTCAGGATCAGAACGACGTCGCCGGCCCGATCGAACATGAAGCCGCAAGTATACGCTTGCATCACGCGGCCCTCACGACGCCACGGGGGAGCGACTGAGCGTCGACCCATGCGTGAAGGTCTTCTACCGTGCCGTCGTTCGCGATGACGAGGTCGGGGGTCGCCTGCAGTCGTTCCGACTCGTGATCGAGAGCAGTCAGGCCGGGGCGGTCGACACGCCACACGGCCCCGCCGAGCGCCCGGATCGCGGCAAGCTCATTCGGAAACCGGACGTCGTCGAAGAGAACCCGGTCGTCGGCCCAAAAATGCGAGCGGATATGCTCGACCTCGGTATCGACCCAAAGGTCGGGGCTCATGAGGTCGCGGCCCCACTCGGTTCCGAGCGTAATCATAGCGTGCCGGGGGGAACGGCCGTTCAGGTAGGGAGTCGGAGCCTCTTTGAGGTCGCCTTCGATATAGCGCTCGACCTCGGTCGCGGGTACGCCGCGGTAAGCGAGCAGAGCCCGGAGCATCATCTTCAAGCCGTTGGCGAACTTCGCCCGCTTGAACCCGTGAGCCTTCACGAGTCGGCTCGCGACCTCGCTTTTGCCTGAGCCGATTAGGCCCGTGATCCCGATGACAACCACGACTCGCCCCTTTTCTGACGTCGAGGGGCTTACTTTTGACCCATCCGATTTAGTCGACGGGGCGATTTTAGTCGCTCGGGCACACTTTTTTTCAGTCAGAAATCGCCCGATCCCATTGACGAAAAAGCCGATTTAGTCGGATCATTAAACAGAAAATGAGCAAAATGACTTTATATCTAGCGAAGGTCGGGGGTCGCGCGTTACCCGCCCCCCACCGGCCCCCGGAAGGACCCAAAGAGTTGCAGAAAGGCCACAGTCAACGCGATATCGGCCCATCGAGCCAGATATTCGCCTTTGAACGCGATATAATTGCAACACATTGAGGAAGAGCAAGGCATTCAGGCTTCGCTAACCATGGGGGCAGGCAATCCGTCGGTATCCGTTGCCATCCGTTGACTGACCGATTTAATCGGGCGAGTGTTTCTTCATCGCTTCAGGCCGAAGGCTATCGCTAAGCCTTGCCAATAGATGAAAGGTCTCGCCCTCATGCTGCGCTTCACATTGGAGTCAATCGCTGAGCTTATCTCGCTCGGGCTCTTCCTCGGAGCGATAGCCATTTGGTCGGCTTACTTCGCCGGGGCTTGAACTTTCTTCATTATCAAAGGCCGAGGGGGCGCACTGCTAGACCCCCCCGCCCTGCAATTCTGCTCATTACTCGCCCCGGTTCGCCGGGGCTTTTTCATGCGCTGAAAACCGCCTCGCCCTGAGCGTTGACAAGGGGAAGACCGACCGAGGCCGAGAAATAGCGAACGCCTGAGCGGCCGCGAGAGCCGACCCGCATGACGCCCGACACGACGAGACCCGCCGCGATAAGCTGACCGGCGACCTCGTCGAGCTTGGTCGCGTCTATCCGGGGGCGAACCCCGTTGAGCACGTCGGAACGGTTGAGGCCGCGTGTTCCCGCTTTCTCGATCATCGCGGCGACTTTCTCTTCGAGCACGAGACCCCGAGCGACACGAGCGGGCCGATCCTCGATCGCCTCGAAGCTCACGGCCTCATGCGAGCGCTGCAACCGCGGTTCATGGAAAGCAACGGCACGGATCGCCGAGACCGGGAAGAGCCGCCACAAGGCCGAGCGGATGGCAGGCAACGCAAGGCCGCTAGCGCTGTTCTTCCGGCATAGGCGACCAATGCGACCGGCAATGACCGAGACGCGCTCACGGGCCTCGACAAGCTCACGCTCGGCCGTTCGATCCCGTTCCTCGACCGCGTCGAGCAGCGAGAGCACGAGGGGCGCCACGTCGGCGACGAAGCGATCGAGCGGGTTCGCTTCGTCGACCCGAGGCTGAGCTTCAGGCTTCGCCCCATACACGAGCACGGCGCCGCGCTGGCGTGAGACGAAGACAACCTTCCGACGATGCAATAGGCCGAGCACCTCGTCGACGTCCCGAGGGTCGACGTCGAAGAGCACGTCGCGAGCGAACAAGGCTCCCGAGACGCCCGACGGACGAATCCCCCTCGCATAACCGACGGCCCGACTCACCACGACGGACCATTGAGAGGCCATCCGACGGACGGCAGGCGACACGGGCATTCGAAGGGCTCCGAGGTTCTTTCCGTGTTCCAATAACGAATAAGGGGTGAAGGGAAGCGGAAAAACAATTTCATATCAAGTCACAACTAATCGACTTCTTATATACAGAAAGAACCATTTTGCCCCTTAAGTGCTTAGGTTCTTTCGGTTTTTATGTGGTTCTTTCCGTCACATAAAAACCCCGAAAAAACACATAAGAACCCCCTCCCCCTGAGAGCCCTCGATCGCCCATCCGTGTAACTCGTCGTCAAGCCCTATTGACGCGACGGATGGACTCGACATATCAACGGATCAGCGACGGACCAATCCGACGCGCCGATCACGAGAGAGGGCAAGCGGAATGAGCCGCGCACTTATCCAGATGGTTCGCGAGATGATCGAAGACGGTCGCTCGGATGACGAAATCGCCGCCGACGTCGCCTCATGCCTTTACGAGGCCGAGTGCGAGACCCGCGAAGCCGAAGATTTCGAGCGCAACGCATACGGCCCCGCCGACGACATGCGCTCGCCCCACGAGGCCAGCTATTCCGACCGGCTCGACATGGGCCGCAACGATGCCGGCGAATGGTTGGGGTTCATGTGATGGGCGCCGCTTCCGTTCAGGCCGTCCCGACTCCCCCGACCCCTTGGATCGTCGGCCCTTACGACTCGGTTTGGTCGGGCATCGTCCGCAACCAGTCCGGCAAATGGGACGAAGCCGCTCCGGGCTCGGCGATCATCGTCGTCGGCTCGGCCTCCCCCGAGGTTCGCAACCTCTGCGCCGCCTCCCCCGACATGCTCGCCGCTCTTCGGCCGCTTGCCGCGATCGCCGATGCCTATGACGCCAACGAACTCGACGACGAGGCGCGCAAGTTTTGGGGCGTCGAGTCCCGGCATGAGAGCGACACGCCGCCCGACCGGATCGAGCTTTATCAGGGCCGCGGCGGGAAGCGTCTTCTCACGCTGGCCGACTGTTTCGCCGCTCGCGCCGCGATCGCCAAGGCCGAGGGCCGGTCATGAGCAAGCCGTTCATGCTCCCGGCTCGCGTTGCGCCGTATCAGGATTGGAGCGACGACCTGATCGGCGTCGACTTCTGCGATCAATACGGCGCCATGCGCGGCCGCTCGTTCATTGCGACGATCGACGCGCATCTTGTGACGAGCCGCCTCGTGCCGGTCGACGAGAATGCCGTCGACTTCGCGAACCATGCCGTCGCCTCGGGGCTCGTGTTCGCATGAGCGAGACCGCCACCACGACGGCCGACGCCCCGGCTCGATCAATGCTCAAGCGGCTTTATCAGGCATACGTCGGCACGCTTGAAACGGGCCGCGATCGGATCATCGCGCTCGGCGGCACATGCGACGCCGTCGACGTGATGGAAGCCGGCGATCCCGCCCTTCGAGCCGTTCGCGACTTCCTCGCCGAACCCGCCCCGCCCCCGAGCGCTGCTCAGGCTCAAGTCGCCAACCTGAAGGCCGCTCTCGAAGCGATCGCCGGGATCAAGACGACTGACGTCGTCGCCTATTGCCGCGAAGCCGATGGGATCGCGGTCGACGCCCTCGTAAAATTGGAGGTTTCATCGTGAACCGCGAGACCTATCCCCACACGCCCGGCGCCAAAGAGCGCGGGGCAACGTCCGAAGAGGCCGCCGTTCGCATGCACGGGACCGCGCATGTCGTGCGCGAGGAAGTGCTGAACGCGCTTCAGGCCCAGCCGATGACGGCCGACGAGGTCGCAACCGCGATCGACCGCTCGGTTCTCAGCGTTCGGCCCCGCGTCTCGGAACTGAAGCGCCTCGGCACGATCGAGAAAACCGGCGAGCGCCGCACGAACGAAAGCGGGATGGCCGCTCACGTTTGGCGCCTTCGCGCTAACTGAAGGCTTGCTCCGATGATGAAGCTTTCCGACCTCTCGAAGGTTCAGGCGCTCATGCAGCGTCGCGACCGGCTTAAGCTCTTCGAGGGCGCGCCCGCCGACAACATGAACGCATCGATCTTCGGATACGATGCCGGTCGCGATATCGTCGCCGCCATCGCTCCCGCCCTTGCTCAGGCCGTAAGCGACGCGCTTGCTCGTAATAGCGCAGACCTCGCGGCCCTCGGCGTCGAGGCGGAATGATGGCTCAGCAAGTCATTCTGACCGTCGGTTGCCCCGGCTCGGGCAAGACGACTTTCGCCCGCTCGCTCAACCCGGAAGCGTGGTTGACGCTGCAATTCGACGACTTCCGCGCACTCTTGTGGGGTTCGAAAAAGCTCTATCACAAGCTCGTCGATACCGACGCCAATCCCGATACCGGGCACGCCATGAAGGCGATGCTTCACGAGGCTTATTTCCGGGTGCTCAAGGCGGGCTTGCTCGCGGGCTGGAACGTTTGCCTTTCGAACACGCATATCGACCCGAAGGCGTCGCGCCGAGGGCTCGGCATGATGCGGAAGCTCGGCCTCAATCCTGCGCTTCGGGTCTATCTCGTGCCGCTCGAAGAGTTGCTTCGCCGCAACGCCCTTCGGCCCGAGGTCGACCGCTGCGATCCCGCCTATATCGCCGCCACCTTCGAGCGGATGCACGCCGAAAACGCATGGTGGCGCTACTGGCGCGGGCCGCTCGAAATCATCCGCCATGAATACGAGGGCGGCGTCGCTGACCTCGTGACCCTTCCCGAGACCGCCCATGCGTAACCTGACCGCCGACGAAACCGACATGATCCGCCGCGCGCTCGGCTTCGACCTTTCGCGCAAGCCGAAAGGCCCGGTTCGCAACCGTGTCGCCTGCCATATCGACGGCCCGACGATCGCGATAGCCCATGCGCTCGAAGACCTCGGCGCCTTCGTTCACGCGCCCGACCTCGCCTTCGGGAAGATGCGCGTCTTTTGCGTGACCCCGGCCGGGTTCGCTGCAGTCGGCATCGCCAAGATTCCCGCGAAGCTTCGCGTCGAAGCCCCCTTCAATCCCGCGCCGCTGAAGCTCGCGGCCTAACCGAGGTTTTCCCGATGATCCTCACGAATGCCATGCGCGAGACCGTCGCGCGCGATGCCGTGAACGCCGCCTTCGACGAGCGTCGCAAGACCCTCGCCGAGGTCGAAGCCGCCCTCGCCCTGAAGCTCTACTGCCTCTTCGTTCCCGCCGTGAACCGCGAGCTTATGGCGAAGCTTCCCGACAACTATTTCGCGACCAGAACCGAAATCGAGGCCAACGTCGGCGGCCGTCATATCAAGCTCGTCGCCTCGGTCCCGTGCAAGGTTCCTTATGCGAAAAGCGGCGGCCGCATCGGCACGTTGCTTCCCGACGATCCGATGACGATCGCGATCGACGAGCATCTTCGGAACAAGGCGACGCTCGCCGAAGACGAGAAGAAAGCTCGGGCCGTGCTCGACGCGATGCTGAAGAGCGTCACGACCGTCGAGAAGCTTCGGGCACTTTGGCCGGATGGTGAGCCGCACTATCGCAACCTCGCGCCGAAGGCGACGGCGACGGTCCCGGCTCTGATCGTCGAAGACGTGAACCGCATGCTCGGCCTGCCGAAGGCCGCCTAACCCCCAGCCCCGCCCCCATCACGAAACCATTTCAACGCGCCTTCGGGCGCGAACGGGAGAGCTTTGCCATGAAGGCCGCGCTCGTCATCGCACTCGCTATCGCCCTCGCCGGATGCGGAACCTTCCGCAATGGCGGGGGGCTGATCGGCAACAAACAGGCTTGCGGGGGTTCCTTCTCGCTTCACGAGCCGGGCGCGCCGATCGCCACCTATTACGACGCCAGTTGTTGAGCGACGCCGATGCTGATCGCTCAAGCCTTCGTCGCGGGCGTCCTCGCCGACCAGACCGTGACCGCCGTTCTCGCCGGGCGCCACGTCCTCGCGACCGTGCTCGCTCTCGCCTCCCTCGCAAACCTGATCGGCGCCATCAGCCGCGCCCGCAACCCGTAAGGATTCCTTACATGTTCGATCCCCTCGCCGCGCTGATGCGCTTTCTCAATGCCCGCCCCGAGCGCGAGGCGGAACTGATGCGGTCGAGCGCCGATAGCCTTGAGCGCGCTCGACGGGCCGATCGCCGCTTCGCCTCGGCGATGGCGGCTCTTCAGAAGATCGTCAGCCTCGATTGCGATAGCGCGACCGAAGAGCTTGAGGCGATCCGACAGATTGCCGAAGACGAACTCGCCGACATTACGCAAGCGACGACGGCCGTCATCCTCGCGGGCGAAATGCTCGTCACGGCCGCGCACGGCGCGAGCATGTCGGCGGGATGGTGGCAAGACCTGAAGACCGGCGAGTCGCTGCTCGACGCCCCGCGGGTCGTGCCGGAAAAGCTCATGCTGATCGTGAGCGAGGTCGGCGAGGCGATGGAAGGCCATCGCAAGGGCTTGCCCGACGACAAGCTTCCCCATCGCCGCATGATCGAGGTCGAGCTTGCCGACGCGGTCATTCGGATTGCCGACCTCGCGGGAGCCATGCGCCTCGACCTCGGCGGCGCCATCGCCGAGAAGATGGCGTTCAACGCGGTTCGCCCGGATCACAAACCGGAAGCCCGCCTCGCCCTCGGCGGCAAGGCTTACTGACATGGCGAACGCTTGGCTCATTTGGGTGCGCCGCTTCGACATGAAGCCCGAGCCGCAAATCGCGCGCGAATATATCCCGGCGAGCCTGAAGGCTCTCATTGTCGCGAAGCACGACCTCACGCCCGAGGAAGTGTCACTCTCGGTCGACGTGCTCGCCGCTCGCTATCCGGCGCCGAAGGTGGCGTCGTGAGCGAGAAGCAAAAAGCGGCTCGCGCGCGGAATTGGGAGGTTCGCCAGCTTCGCGGATTCCACTCGGCCGTGCGTCGCTCGTGCTTCACGGCCGACGAGCAAGCCGCGATCACGACCACGATCGACAAGGCCCTCGCCCGCTTAGGCGCCGAGACCGAGGCCGATCGCCGGGAGCGATATCGAGCCGAGCTTGAGGCCGCGTATCAGGCCAAGGGGGGCGCGTCATGCTGACCCGAACCCTCGTGAAGATGCGGGTCAGTCAAGCGACCTTCGACGAAATCGCCGCCGAGTTTCGCCGCGCCGGATACGAGCACGTTTTCTTGCGCGACGGCTCGATCGATATGAGCGAGGTCGGGATCGAGGCCGATCCGACGCGCAAGCGCCGGGCCGAGCCCGTCGACGAGGTCGAGTCATGACCCGGCGCGACAAGATCAGGAAGAAAATTCTCGATCGTTGCGTCGAGACGCCGCCCCCGCCCGGCCCGCTCAAGACGCCCTGCCAGATATGGCAGGGGCCGACCTCGGGCGACGAGGGCCGCGGGAAGGATTACCCGCGCATGAACTTAGACGGCGGGACGGTCGCCCCGCATATCGCGATTTGGGTCGTCGAGAACGGTCCTATCCCGCCGCGTAAGCAACTCGACCATTTGTGTATGCGTCGACGTTGCTGCGCTGAAGATCATCTCGAAATGGTTACGCACAAGCAAAATCAGAAGCGCCGCGACGAAGCCCGTCGCGCCCGCAAACTCTTGTGTGAAGCCGCCGAAAACTATGCAGAGGCGTTAGCAGCATGAGCAACGAACGGGACTATTACATTGCCGATGGCGACGACCTCGATCGTGCCGAGGCGTTTATCGCAAAGCGCGAGGAAGCTTTCGACGCGATGACGACGCTCGCTCAGAAGCACGGCGGCCGCGCCATTCATAACGGCCAACTGATTATCGGACTCGCCTTCGACGGCGAGCCGCCCGAGGGTTGGAAATACAGGGGCGATTGCGACGGAAAGCCGTATTATTTCCCTAAGCAAACGACCAAAGAGGCCCGGCGCCTCGTGAAAGAGCTTCAGAGCGTTCGCGCTGGCGACGCATGGGCGTTTCATAATCTCTTCTGCAAAGACGGCGGGACGCGCGCCGGCCCCGGCGATCGGCCGTGGTCGACCCGGATCATTTTCACGATTTGGGAGCGCATCGGCGGCGCCTTGATCCTCTCGGTTCCGTCCGCTTCCGACTTCAAGCCGACCGGCTCCCGCAAGCTCAGAATGTCCGAATATTGGACGCTTCGCGAGGCCGTCGAGACCGCGGAAGCAATGGCGCCCTTCGACGAGTCGGCTTCCTTCATCTGCGATGCCGCGATGTTCCACGGCTTCGAATATGACGACGAGGCCGAAGGCTATCGCGCCAGCGAAGCGACCCTCGTCGCGTTCGTGCGCGCCGTGCGCGAACAAGGCCGGAAGGATGCTCAGGGGCAAGCCGTCGCCGCCTTGCAAGCCGTTCTGCCCTACGTCGACTCGATCGTTTGCTATGCGAGCACGATCAGCGAGCATGAAGGCAACCGCGTCGCGAAGCTCGTGCAAGAGGCCGTTCGCCCGACGACCGAGGGGGCCGCGCAATGAAGCGGCTCTTATGGCGCCTGCGCTCGGCCGTGATCCTTCATCGGGAATACGGGTGGAACCGTCGCCTCGCTTGGCAATACACGCGCGGCCTTTGGGGCGACGTCTCGATCTACGGGCAAGACATGCCGACGCCCCGGCAGGCCGTCGAAGACGATCGCCGCTTTTGGGAATGATCCCTCTCGCCTGACCGCGACCGGATCACGCTCGATCCGATCGACCGGGGTCGCTTCACTCGCCCGAGACCGAAGCGACCCAAAATCCCAAGGAATCAGAAATGAACAATCAAGACGACGGCGCTCGCCTGAGCCCGGCGAACCCTATCGACGACCCCGCGAAGCCCGAGACCGTGGTTCTCGTCGACGCGAACGACCTCACGCCCGACGCCTTCCGCCGCATCTATGGAATCGAGAAGCCCGACCCGACCTTCGCCGAGGATTACGCCGCGATCGTTGGCGCTCTGACCGGCAACTCGTCGCCGATGGTCGGCCGCGGCGATATTCACGGCGGGCAACGCGGCTTCATCGTTTACGAGGGCGACGGCGTTCCGGGCCTCGTCGCCAAGCTTCGCCAACATTTCCGGGGGGCTGCAGTCGTGCTGGCGCTCGGCCTCGGCTTGTTCGCCGCCCCGCCTGCCGATGCCTCCGACGTCCCGGCGATCGTCGAGCGAGCCGCGGCCC